GATGCCCTGGATCGTGTGGCGGCTGGGACGCGGACGGGTGGCGTCGGCCTGGCGGGTTCTGGGCGCGCTGGCGGCGAGTGCCGTGGTGCTGGGGCTGAGCCTGGCCTCCACGCATCATGATATGGCCGGATCGTTCACCATGGCGGCTGGGGCGCCCGATGATGGCGGCATGCCGGCCGGAGACTGGCAGGCCTATGGGCGGACGCAGGCGGGGCAGCGCTATGCGCCGCTGACGCAAATTACGCCGCAAAACGCCTCGCAGCTGGTGAAGGCGTGGGAATTTCAGACCGGCGATTGGCCGGGTCCGCATGACCCGGTTGAAACGACGTTCGAGGTGACGCCGATCAAGGCGGGACGGACGGTGTATCTATGTTCCCAGCATCAGCGCGTGTTCGCGCTGGATGCGGCGACCGGACTAAAACGCTGGGCGTTCGATCCGCAGCTCGACGACAACAAGACTTTTCAGCATCTGACCTGCCGCGGCGTATCGTATTTCGCGCAGCCCGGCGCGGCCGGGGAATGCGCGGCGCGGATTTTCCTGGGGACCAACGATGCCCGGCTGATCGCGCTGGACGCCGAGACCGGCAAGCCGTGCAGCGCCTTCGGGCAGGGCGGCACGGTGAATTTGCAGACCGGCATGCCCGTGACGACGCTGGGCCAATATGAGGTGACGTCTCCGCCGGTGGTGGCGGACCGGCTGGTGATCGTGAATGGGTCGGTCACGGATAATTACTCGACGCATGAGCCATCCGGCGTGATTCGGGCCTTCGATGCCAATACCTGGGCGCTGGTCTGGGCCTGGGATGCCGGCAACAAGGACGAGAACGCCCTGCCCTCACCCGGGCATGATTATACCGAGAATTCACCGAATTCCTGGATCACCATGTCGTACGATCCGAAACTGGGATTGCTGTACGTGCCGATGGGGGTGCAGACGCCGGATATCTGGGGCGGCAATCGCGGACCGGTGGCGGAGCGCTATGCCAGCGCGCTGGTGGCGCTGGATGCCAAGACCGGGCACAGGGGTTGGGATTATCAGACCGTGCATCACGATCTGTGGGACATGGACTTGCCGTCCCAGCCGACGCTGGTGGATTTGCCCGGCGGCGTGCCGGCCATCGTGCAGCCGACGAAGAGCGGCAATCTGTTCGTGCTGGACCGGCGCGACGGGCATTTGATCGTGCCGGCGCCGGAGCGGCCTGTGCCACAAGGGGCGGCGCCGGGCGACCATACGTCCCCCACCCAGCCGTTTTCAAAATTGACGTTCCGGCCGGAGGCTTTGCTGACCGAGGCGGATATGTGGGGGGCAACGCTGTTCGACCAGCTCGCATGCCGGATTTTGTTCCGGCAGTTGCGGTACGAGGGCACGTTCACCCCGCCTTCGTTGCAGGGCACGCTGGTGTTTCCAGGCAATCTGGGCATGTTCGAATGGGGCGGCGTGGCGGTGGATCCAGTGCGGGGGATTGCCATCGCCAATCCGATCGAAATGCCGTTCGTGTCCAGATTGCTGCCGCGCGGGCCCGATAATCCGGCGGCGCCGAATGCACAGCATCCGCCTGGCAGCGAAGTTGGCGTGCAGCCAATGTATGGCACGCCGTATGGCGTGAAGCTTGGCGGGTTCCTCTCGCCGGTCGGGCTGCCATGCCTGCGGCCGCCCTGGGGCTATATGGCGGCGGTGGATCTGAAGCGTGATAAGATCGAGTGGATGCACCGCAACGGGACGATCCGGGACGAGGCGCCGCTGCCCATTCCGCTGAAGATGGGGGTGCCGAGTTTGGGCGGCCCGATGGTGACGGCCGGCGGGGTGGCGTTCCTGACCTCGACGATGGATTATTACATTCGCGCTTATGATGTGAAGGATGGGACGCAGCTTTGGGAAAGCCGGCTGCCGGCGGGCGGGCAGTCCACGCCGATGAGTTACATGGCGGATGGGCGGCAATTCGTGGTGACGGCCGCGGGGGGGCATGGGTCGTTTGGGACCAAGGCGGGGGATTATGTGGAGGCTTACGCCTTGAAGAAATAAGGGTTATCCTTCGGACCTCGCCGTGCCGGACCCCGCGGGCGCAGACCCCAAGGAGCAAAAGTCTTTTGCTTCTTTTCGTCAGAAAGGAAGTCCTGTCTTTCTCCGCGCCCTCGCGCGGGGGGGCCCGGGGCAGCCCGTGCGCCGGGTGGGGTTGCGTTGTGGCGCTTGGGTGTCTAATCAGGCGCGGCTTCGGCTGGTCCGGCGCTGCTGTAGCTCAGTGGTAGAGCACTCCCTTGGTAAGGGAGAGGTCGAGAGTTCAATCCCCTCCAGCAGCACCATCTTTTCAATGTCTTAGCCGCACCTGCACAATCGGTAAATGGTGCCAGGCGGCAGAACGCGGCAGGAACTTGCCGCCCGGATTGGCACAATCCTGACACACCGGCTCCAGTTTAGTTCGTCAGGTGTTCTCGGTTTCTGAATCATACGAGCCTCTTACCGCTGGCGCGTTAAGCGCCCACCAATCATCGAAGCCGCGCCGAAACGCCTCGCGCTCGCCATCTGTCGGGTAAGGTGTGGCTTGAAACCTGTCGGCGCCGCTGGCGGCGGCCGTGCAGCCTTCCGAAAACGCACTTCTGCGGAGCGGATCTCTATAAGGGTTATCTACTGGCGTCATTGCGTTTTCCTCCATTAGTGCCAGCGATACCCCGGCACTGCATTTCGCTGTTGTGCGGTCGTTTTCGGAGCCTGTAAATTGTTCACGTGAGCAATTTGGGGGCGCAAGTGACGACCGAAACCAGCCAGCCACTACGGCTAGGCGATTACATCCTTAACTCGGCCGAGGTTTGTCGGCTGGCCGGGATTTCTGACAGGACCCTGCGGAACTGGATCTTGCGCGAAGTGCTGCCCGCAGGTGGCCGCGTTGGCGGGCGCCTGGCTTTCAGCCTCGCGGATGCACTGCGCCTCGCGGCCATGCACGACCTTACCGCCCGCGCGCAGGTGCCGCCGGCGATAGCGGTAAAGGTGGCAGAGGTAGCCGTGCGCGAGATCAGACGCCGCGCCACCGATGACTTGGCGGACGTGAACGCGGTCCCGGCCACGCTGGCGCTGGCCGTAGCGTGGAAGGACGGCGAGCCGCACGTCCAGCTTGTCGACCAAGCGCAACCCGGCGGGTATCTGGCTTGGCAAGGTGAATGGGGCCGGGTGCACATCGTGCTGCCGCTTTCGGGCCTACTGGCTAACGTGCTCTGGACAGCCATCGACGCGCAGGCCGCGCGCAAAGCCCGCGTGGCATGACACCCGCGGTTCGGTTTCAGGAATCCGTTGGGCCCGCGAACAGCCGCCCTGCTACCAAGATACTGTGCAAGGCGGGCGACGGTTTGTCGGTAGCAATGCGCGGGCATCTTGCGGAAATCTTCGCGGCTGGCGGCCATGCTTTGATTGCGTGCGATGATGAGTCCACGTGGCAGGCCGTGGCGCCGATTGTCCACGACATTGAAGCCCGGCACCGGCCACAAGCAAAAGTTGGCGGGCCCGCCAGCGCCGAACCGGCGGCAGTTGCGACCGTGCCGGATACCGCGGCGGTTCAACGCCGCATGCGCGACCGGCTACTGCGGCCGGCGGATTGTGAGTCGGGGCCTCGGCGCGGCTACGTTATCAAACACCTTGTCGCACCCGGTGACGTGGGCGCGATCATTGGCGCGCCTGGCGCCGGCAAATCCACGCTCGCACCATTCCTGGCCTATGCCGTAGCGCAAGGCCGGCCGGTGTTCGGGATGCGGACGAAACCCGGCGCGGTGCTTTACGTGGCCGCCGAGGACGTGGCCGGTATGCGCCAGCGCGTGCATGCACTCAAACTAATACACGGCGACGCGCCCGATCTTGCGCTTACCGACTGCGGCAATCTAACGGACGATGCCGCCCGCGCGGATCTTTTGGACGCGGTAGCGTTCGTGAAGCCGGCGTTGGTCATAATCGATACCGTTGGCGCGGGTTGGAGCGGGATCGATGAAAACGACTCTGCCGGCATGGGCGGCGTGGTGGCGTTGTCGCGGCAGATAGCGGCCACCGGCGCCGCGGTTCTGCTAGTGCATCACATCGCCAAGAATGGCGACGGCACACCGCGCGGCCACTCGATTCTAAATGGCACTCTCGATATGTGTCTGTCGCTCGCGGCAATGGACGATAAGCGTATCGTGCGCGGGCACTTAACCAAGAACCGGAACGGCGCGTGTGACCGTGACATAGCGTTCCGGAGTGAGGGCTATACGCTCGGCGAGGATGATGACGGCGACGCTATTACGGCGCCGGTGGCCCGTGAATTGGCAACCGGCGATGCGGCGCGCCAGCCCAAGTTATCCGATCGCGAAACCCAGGCGCTTAACATTTTGGCGGCTCTAGATACCGACGGAAAAGGCGTGGCCGAGGATGCGTGGCTCACCGCGTGCGAAGATGCGCGGGTATCCACGTCCGAAACGGCGCGCAATCGGCGCACCGCAATAACCAAGATCTGGCGCAATCTGATTGCGAACGGCTCGGTTGCAGCGGGCGGCGGGCGATATCGGCTCACCGAGGGTTCAGCCACCCTGCAATCGGCTGCAACTCATTGCAATCGGCTGCAATCGGCGTGCAATTGGGAAAGTCTGGTTGCAGGATGACGTGCAACCAGTGCAACCGGACCCTTAGACCGGTTGCACGGTTGCATCGCACCGGTGAGTCGGAGGGGTGAGTATCCTTTGCCCCAAAAAAAAAGTGGTCGGAAGCGAAGTCCGTATTAGCGCGCCCTGGCGGTCGCTTGATATTGTGGCCGCATGACCGCCGACGAACGCCGCCGCGCAGCACGCACATTGACCAACAAGCTTATCGAACGCCTCCCGATAACGAACCGGGACGAGTTCATGCGCGCGCTACGACCGCGCCGAGACGATGATATCTGGGCCGCGGTTGAGTATGCGCCGTATGATATGGCGCCGCATGTGGTCGTTGCGTTTTACCTGAACGGCTTGCAAGGCAAACCGCTTCAAGCACCGCTCACATACGCTTGGCTGCGATCGCATCAACGCCTTAAAGCGGCGGCAGCGGACCGAAAGCTTAACGTCATCGATATGTTCCGTGATGCCGCTTTCCCGATCCCCGATACAGTGCCGGAGACGGTAACAGTGTGGCGCGGCTCGCGCGATGTTACTCGAGAGATCGCATCGCAGGGCGCGTCGTGGACGGACACGAGGCTCGTGGCTATCGCCTACACAAGAGGCGGCCAATCGCCGATCCTGCTGCGCCGCTCTATTCCGCGAAGTTCAATCGTTTTCGCCGTGCCTACAGGCGTTGGCTTGACAAGCCCCGAAGGCTTCACCGGCCGGGAAATAGATATGGCGCGCGGTTTAGAGATCGTGTTCGATCTGGCGCCAGGCGGTGACGTGGACGGTTGCCAAGAGGGCTGGCAATCAGACTGGAATGCCGCGCAGGATGACGCCTGGGCGACGTTACGCGGCGAGCACGCGCTATGCCTTTAGACGGATCCAATCTAAAAACGTTTGGCGGCGCGCCTTTCACTGCGGCCGAAGATAACGACATTCTTGAGGCCCGCCGCTTAGGGTTCACCTTCGCCGAGATCGCGACGCTTATCGGGACCGGCCGCGGCGCCACTGCGATCGACCGACGATACCTCAAGCTGGAAACCCGGGCTTTCGATCAGCACGATGCGGCGCAAGTGGCTTCACGAGCGAAGCCGAGGCGGTGTCTGCGCTGCAGCGACGTGTTTTCGTCGGCTCATGCCGGCAACCGTATCTGCGAAGTGTGCACGGAACGGAACGGCCATATAAGCCCGTTTGAGCCGGGTTGATGCGCGCCCGCGGCGCTGCACCGGCGCGCGTCGCATCGCCCGTGTGCGGCTTGCCTGGCGGCTTCCCGGCCGCGTTTCGCGCCGTTCGGCTGCGGATCTCTCACGACTGAAAGGGGGCGCCAAACGTGCCCACCACATATTCAGGTTTTGCCATAATGGTAGCAAAATTCTCAAGTTGAGCATAAGTGAAAAGCCAGCGTGCGCCTGCGCTGTTCGGCTGCGCGCGCTGGCCTAAAGTTACGGAAAAGCGCGTCTTTTGCACTCACGGATTACGACCGGACGGATCGCGATTAGCTGCGCAGGTTTAAGATCGCGCCATGAAGCGACGCCGTGATAGCGCAAACATGCTTGGCCCCATCGCACGCCTGCCTCTTGGATGAATGGCCTTATCTGTTCGAACGTGATGACTCCGTTTTTGCGGCCTCGCAGGGGCGCAGGTATAGTGCTCGCAGCCTTGGGCATTGCTTCCTCATGTCCGAAGTTAGGGACCGGCCTGGCGTTGCTGCGCCGGCCGGTTCCGCCGCTTCACGGCGGCGTGATGGGCATACCCTGCCGCTCGGCGCCATGCAAGCGTTAAGTTTGTATCCCTTTAGGCTACAACTATAAGATTTCAGAAACTCTGCTCCGAATCCGACTAGCGCGAAGTTTCCGCGACCTGCCATTGTTGGCCGGTAGAGGAAATAAACCGTGGCGGATTTCACACTGGACCTGAAAGCGAAGGCTGTAACGTTGCCCGTGGCCGCGTATGCGGCTGGCGTGACGCCACGCACCTTTCGCGGCTGGCTCGAAGGCAACGCGCTAGTGCTACTGGTGCCGCGCACGGCATCCGGCGCTTGGCTGCGGGTGGCGCCCGTTGATTTGGTCCGCCTCGCGGTGCTCGGCCGTTTGGTTCAATTCGGCTTTAGGATCGCCGAAGCCGGCGCGATCGTTCGTGAACATATCGACAGACAAATTGAAGCAGTGATTATGGTCGGCGGCGACCTTGAATCGAAGTTGCGCGGTTTGTCCCTGAACGTGTCGCACGAGCCGAGCGGCCTGGCCGTGTCGGTTACGACGATATTCGGCACGCGGCCCGCCAAACACACGACCGCGGTTTTGAGCATTGCCGTGGGCTACCTTGCGAGCGAGGCGCGCAAGCGAGTCCGCGAGAGAGTTGGCGCAGAATAATGCGCCACGATCTGCCGCGGGGGCCGGCAATAGGGTGCGCCGCACTTGGCGGTCGCGCTGCGCGCCCTGCCCCCAAACCCTTTCTTAACCGGGCCGCCAACGGCGCGCCGTTGATGGAGTCCATACCGTGACAATGAGAGAATTGCTGGCTCGCCGCGAATCGATCCGAACCGAAATGCGTGCGCTGCACGACGCCGCATCCGGCGGCGCCTTGTCCGCCGAGGCGCAGACACGTTGGACGGTGCTCGAGGGCGAAGCGGCCAGCCTGCAGGCGCAGGAATCCCGCCAGGCAATGCTTGACGATCTGGACCGCCGCGCAGCCGGCGCAACCGTTGCCGGCGGCGACTCCCGGTTTGAAGATTTGGCCGCGCAGGTCACGGTTCTGGACACGATCCGCGCGCAGCTTGGCGGCGCCGATGCGGGCGCCGGCCGTGCTCGCGAGTATAGCCAGGAAATGAGCCGCCGCAGCGGTGTAAAGCCTAATGGCCTTTTCGCGCCGATGGGCGCGCCCCGCGAAGAACGCACATTTAATCTAGCCACGGGCAATGGTGCGGGCTTGGTGCAGACTACCGTTGCCCCGACCGTAATCGACGTGCTGCGCGCGCGCTCGATCGTTATGGGCCTCGGCGCGCAGATGCTCGATGGCCTCGTGGGCAACCTGGCGCTGCCGCGCCTCGCCTCGAGCGCGTCCGTTGGATGGGTGGCCGATGGCACGTCCGTTCCCACGGGCAACCCGGTTATCGAGCAGCAGATCTTTTCGCCGCACCATGTCGGCGGCGTGGTTTCGCTGTCCCGCCAGCTTGTCCAGCAGTCCAGCCCTGCTGTGGCGCGGGTTGTGCAAGGTGACTTGGCCGCGCTCATCGCCACGGCGATCGACACGGCGGCGCTGAACGGCACCGGCGGCGTGCAGCCGACCGGGATCCTGAATACCGCCGGCCTGAATATCGTGAACACCGGCGGCAACGGTGCGGCGGTTTCATACGCGAACCTGCAGGCGCTGGTTGGCTCGGTCGATGTTTCCAACGCGCTGGACGGCAAGCTGGCTTTCGCGACGAACGCCAGGGTGGCGAAATCCATGCGAACCACGCTGAAATCCGCGACGGATACCGCCTCGTCCTTTATCGTGACGACGCCCGGCCAATGCGCTGGCTATCCGCTGGCTATCTCTAACAACCTGCCGAACACGCTCACGCGCGGCAGCGGAACGGCTCTATCGCCGGTCATCTTCGGCGATTGGTCCAGCGTTTATATCGCAGCCTGGTCGATGCTGGATATCCTCGTGAATCCCTATTCCGCAACCTCCTATGGTAGCGGCGGCGTGGACGTTCGCGCGATGGCGACGGTGGATATTGGCACGCGCCATATCGCAGCGTTTGCCGCACTCACGGACGTTATCGCGCCATGATCGAGGCGCAGCCCGGCCAAATTGAACGGCGTTTTGCCGAGGTCAAGGCCGCCGGGCTGCGCCATCGCGCGACCGGTGGTGCGCTGCCAAGTCCCGGCCGTCTCACCGGCCTGGCGGCGCCGTTCGATGTTCCTGCGGCGATTGGCGGATTTACCGAAGTAATCCGACCCGGCGCGTTCGGCGCTTCGCTGGCGGCCAACTCTGATATCCGCGCGCTCGTGGACCATGACGACTCGCGGCTGCTTGGCAGAACGCGCACGGGCAGTCTGCGGCTATTCGAGACACGCGCCGGCCTGGCTTTTGAGTTAGACTTGCCGGACACAACGCTCGGGCGCGATGTTTATGCGCTGGCGAAGCGTGGCGATCTGTCGGGCATGTCGTTTGGCTTTACCGTTCCAAAAGGTGGCGACACCTGGCCGACCGTTAATACGCGCGAACTGCGCAGCGTGAACCTGGCCGAAGTATCGATCCTGCATCGACTCCCTGCATATACGCAGACCGAAATCAGCGCGCGCGCTCGCACGCTTGGCCGCGCCGAAGCGGACGCCAGGTTGCGCCGCCTTGTCATGGAATCCCTGTAAATGCCCGGCCTGATAAATCGCCTTCTCGGCCGCGCTGCATCTGAGGAACGCGCGACGCAATCCTGGTATGGCGCCGGCCTGGCCGTATCCGCCGGCGGCACGCCTATTACGCCGATCGCGGCCGAAAATCTGGCCGGCGTCACGGCCTGCGTAAATGCCATAGCAAGCGGCCTCGCCACCTTGCCGGCAATTGTCTATCGCGCGCAGGGCGACGGCCGAATTGAGGCGCCGAATCATCCCGTGTCCCGCTTGGTTCGCGCGCCGAACAGGCATCAAACCTGGCCGGACTTCATGGAGTTTACGATCTCGCAGGCGCTCTTATGGGGTAACGCGCTGGCGGTTATTGAGTCGGATGCAGCCGGCCGGCCAACTGCGCTCGTGCCCGTTCCGTGGCGCAACGTGCTGGTATCGCTCCTGCCATCTGGCCGGATGGCATATGATGTTGTCGCGTTTAACCAGCCGTGGGGCGGCACGGCGCCAACGCAACGCTTCCTCGAGGACCAAGTATTACATCTGCGGGATCGCACGGACGATGGCTTTGTCGGGCGCTCGCGGATCTCCCGCGCGCCGGACGTGCTCGCCGCCGCGATCGGCGTGCAGACCTACTCGAGTTCAGTGTGGGACAATTCCGCCACGCTTTCCGGCCTGCTTGAGGCGCCGCCCAATATCTCGCCGAAAGGCCTTCGCCGTATGGAGGCTTGGTTTACCGAGAGGCACACTGGCGCAGCAAACGCGCGCAGAGTCCTTTTCGGCGATCCCGGGACCAAGTTCACGCCTATCAGCGTTTCGCCCGAAGATAGCGAGGTATTGGCTTCACGGCAGTTCAGCGTGGTTGAATTGTGCCGCCTGTTCAACGTCCCGCCGCCGCTGATTCAGGACTACTCGAATAACACATTCACCAATGCGGCCACGGCTTCCGTATGGTTTGCCGTGAACACTTTGCAGCCGTGGGCGCGCAAGATCGAGGCTGAGTTTGCGCGATCGGTGTTCGCCGATCCGGCGGGCGCCTTTCAGTTGGAAATTGATTTGTCCGGCCTGGTTCGCGGCGATTTCGCGACGCGCTGGACCGCAAACGTGGCCGCGGTCACGGCTGGTATCCTGACTCGCGACGAGGTTCGCAGCCAGGAAGGATACGGGCCGCTACCCGCCGAAGCCAAGCAAGAGCCGCCACCCGCGGCAACGCCGCCGGAAAACGATCCGCCGGCCGATAACGACGAACCCGAAGGAGCCGCGACGTGATCGATTACTCGGTTAACCCGATGGCTTTTCCATACACCGGCCTGACCCTGTTGCTTACGATCCCGGCGTCCGATGGCACGACCGGCGGCGTGTGGGTGCAGAATCAGTCCGGCGCTACCGTTCAACTCGTGCTGGACGATGGCGCCGGAGGCACGCCCACCGCGCTTTGGCTGGACTCGTGGGACGTGTCGCCCGGGTCCGTGGGCACATGGGCCGGGCCTGGCTTTCGCGGCCGTGTGCGGGTTTACGGCAAGGCGGGCGCGCAGATTGCGGCCTTTCGGAATTAGCCAGGTGACTCAGCGCGTTATCGGGCTACCTGGGATCGGTCGCGTCGGTGTTGGCGGGACCATTGGCGGTATTGGCCGCTGCGGTATTTCCGGCGGAATAGGGCGACTTGGGACGTTGACCATTACAGCTTCTCCGTTTGTTGGAGTCGGGAGGTTATCCCTGCGCGCCCGAGTCGCAAAGCCGAGTCGTCGGCTATGACGTTCCGCACATACCCTGAGGCGGCCGCGGAGTTGCGTATCAGCGTGCGCACGCTGCGCGATTTGGTAGTGCGCCACCATACGCCAGTGCTTGCGGCCGGCCGCCGTATCCTGTTCGATGATCGTGCCATTACCGAATTATGTGAGGCGATCCGATGCCGCTCCGTTGCACCCGCCGCGAAGGCTCCCCGTTTTGGTGGCTCACCGGCACGGTCGGCGGATGCCGAGTTCGCGAGAGCACTGGCACTGACCGGCGGGAACTCGCCGAGGAGCGCCGCGCCACCCGCGAGGCGGAAATCTACCGAAGCGCCGTCCACGGCGCGCCGGCCACCCGACGCACGTTCGCCAGCGTCGCCGCCTCCTACCTAGAGCACGGCGGCCCGCACACACCCGCCACTCTAGCCCGTGTGCGGCGGCTCCTGCTCCATTTAGGCCCGGTTATCTTGGCCGATGATGTGGACCAAGCGTGCCTCGACAAGGCGTGCGCGGCGCTTCTGCGTGCCGGTCCGAAGCCAGCCACCCGCCTGCGCGAGGTCATAACGCCAGCCCGGGCGGTGCTCACCCATGGGGCTCGCCGCCGTATGTGCGCGGTGCCGGTCTATGAGGCGGGTCGCGCCAGCCCGGCGCGCACAGAGTGGCTTACGCCCGCCGAGGTCGATGCCCTGGCCGCCGGTGCGGCGCGTCACCTGCAGCCGCTTATTGTGTTCCTGGCGGGCACCGGCGCCCGCCTTGGCGAGGCGCTTGCGCTCGATTGGGCTGATGTAGATTTGCAGCACGGCCGCGCGTTGCTGCGCGAGACGAAAAACGGATCGGACCGGATCGTGGATCTCTGCCCACGCGTTTTGGCTGCCATGCGAGAGGATACGCGGCCAATGAAGCGCCGCTCCGTCCCGCTCGAGAGGACCGGGCGCGTGTTCCGCACCTTTTCGGGCAAGCCATACGCGGAGAAGGCCGTTCAAGGTGGCGGCCAGATTAAGACGGGTTGGAAGGCTGCATGCGAGCGGGCCGGTATCAAACGGACGATCACGCCGCATGGGCTGCGCCACACGTGGGCAAGTTGGCATTACGCCGAGCACCGTGATCCGCTGATGCTTCGTCGCGACGGGGGCTGGTCATCCGTGGCGCTGGTCGAGCGGTATGCTCATCTGGCGCCCCCGGGGCTTGCCTCTGCAATCACTTCCTGGCGTGCGTCCCCTACTAGAACGAAACGTGGTATAGCGGCTTAGGCCGTTTG